CGTTGGCAAATCGCAGATACCAAATCGCTTTGCCCAATTCTTGCGGAAGCGGGTCTTTCTTCCCTGCCCTCCACTGATATTTGAACGCCGCAATCCTCGCGTACATCTTCACCGCGTCAACCCCGAATGCGGCAATCATGGCGTCGATACATTCGATATCCCCGACGTAATGGGCAGGGCTGTTTACGTTGTCGTTCATTTCGTCCCCCAATGTCTCATTGCCTTGATGGCGTAAATGGTTCCTTCGCTTGCCTCGAACTTTTCGCTTAGTGCCCTAGGCGAAAGGTATGACGCTTCTCGGAATAGCTTGCTGGCTTTATCCCTTAGCGGTTTCATCTGCTCTGGTATGGATTTGCGAATCCGCTTTGCTTCCGCCTGTTTCTCCCGTGCCATCCGGAGCATTTCAAGCCTGAGAGCTTTCGCGTCGTCCTCCAGTGCCCGCGCCTTTTTCATCTCGGCTTGCTTGACCTTCAGCGATTCCGTAGAACAACGTTTCGCTTCAGCTACCAATTCGGCGCGCTTCTCCAGACAATCTAGAATCAGCCGTACATCTTCCGGAGTCAGAGATACATGGGGATGCCACTCCCCGTGCGCCATGTCCCAAGCCAAAGGGTCGCCCTGTCTCATGCGAATAGCCTCGATTGCCGATATGCGTTTTCTATGCGCTCGCAAGCTATGTCAAAGTATTTGGGCTCACGCTCGATTCCGATGAACTTGCGGCCAAGGTTCGCGCAGGCTACGCCGGTTGTTCCGCTGCCCATGAATGGGTCTGCGATAACTCCTAACGGGCACTTAGACGCTAGATGCTCCATAAGGGCTACCGGCTTTTCTGTCGGGTGGTAATTGTTCCGCACAGAAAACGGCAGCACAGACGCGGTGCGTGTGCCCACAAACCCGCCGCCAAGAATGTATATTTCTTCGGTAGCCGGAAACCAAGGAATAGACAGGTCTCCCATTCCGACGGTTCCTTTGTTCCATATCAAGACGGCTTTTGTCCCGATGGGCTTTGGCGCTTTCCAAGACCCAAAAACTATTCCAGCCTTAAATTGCAATGCGCTGAGTGCAGAATCTCTAGCCAGCGTGCTGTCATCGCCCGCAATAGTTGTGCGTTGAAATTTGTTTGCCCATCCGGGGCAATAATCGACCCCATAAGGCGGATCGGTAACAACCGCGTCAACCTTCGGGAGAGTCGGCAGGATATCCATGCAGTCCCCTAGATACAGCGTCGCGCCTTCGATAACTTCCTTGCGATTGTAAGTCATCGTCTTTTCCCCGCCCATATCTCAAAGATTGTTGTGTGAGACTTCAAACTTTTCCGCGACTCGCGCAGCGGTTAGGGTTTTGGCTTTCGCTGCCAGCCGCTCCGCACGTTTCGCTGTCCGTTCCGCCATTCTCCGGAGCTTGTCCCGCTCGCCCTTCAATTCCCGAATCAACTTAACGTCGTCGTCAGTAAGTTTCGCAGCGGGGTGCCACTCTCCCCGGTTCATCTGCCAAAACATGGGGTCGCCTTCTCTCATAGCTTCATCCCAGCTGTCCCGTTCAAAATCTGATTCACCTGATTCGGGCGAACCTCGAACTTGTCCGCAATTTCGTCGTTGCTCAACCGGCGTATTTGCTCCAGCAACTCGGCCTCGTAAGCATCCCCGCCAGACGTGGGGCGCTGCACCTTGACTCGGTAGTAGCTCACGCTTCCGCCTGTGTATTCGCTCATACACTCCCCCATCGCCTGCCCGTGGCGATGCAGGCAATGGTCTGCTCCCCTACGTCGAACTTTTCTCCAATCTTTTCGTGCGTTAACGCCATAGCCGCCTGCATGTGCCTGCGGGCTTGTGCTCTGTGATAAGCGGCCAACTCCCGCAACTGGTTTTTTTCGTGTAGCAACGCCTTAATCATCGTCGCATCCTCGGGTGATAGTTTGTAGTGGGCCATTAGTTGGCGCTCCATGTCATGGATTGTGGGTAATCGGCAAAGTCACTCCCGGCAACCTCGGGCACATGAACCGAAACCCCATGAGTTCTAGACAGTCGATTAGCCAATGCGAACGCGGCCTTTTGCCCCGTGTAGTTGGCGTCGTTGTCCGCAAATATCGCAACCTCTTTGATTCCGTCAGGGACAATGAAACGCTCCATTAGCCCAGCATTCGCCGCAGCCCAACACGGCACCCCGAAGTCCCGATAAACCGCTAACGCTGTCTCCACGCCCTCCGCAATTCCAACACGCTCCGATATTGGAAACAGTCGGATAGCCGACCCGTTCAACGGCTCAACTGGTGGCATCACTTTTCGCGGCGACTCAACCGGCGCTTTCTTCCCGTCCTTCGTGAGATAGGTAACGTGAAACGAAAGCGGTCGGCCATCGGCGGAATGGAACAGGCAAACCATCGCCGGGAATACTCGCATTCCATCGTCGCCGTAATGAGCAAGCGCAGGGTGATACTTCGTCGCGGGCGTGGGCGTTAACCCGCGTCGCGCGAGATACATCCGCACCGGGTTTATGCTCGCCATATCGGCCAATCCCGAAGCAATCTTTTTAAGCCTAATCACCGGTTCGGCCTTTTCCTTTTCGGGCGTTTTGGCTTCAACGTTCCCGACAATCTGATCGACTTCATGCGCGGCGGTTTTGAAGTCCCATCCCTTCCAGCCCATCAGGAGTTTTATTCCTGTTCCGCTGCCGCACTGGCTGCAAATCCACGTGCCATCCCCGTTCTTGTCGTCAAACCGGAATCGGTCGCGCCCTTCGCACATGGGGCAGGGGCCATGCTTATTGCGCAGGAACCGCTCCTCGATGCCCATTTGAATCAGAATCCCAACCCACTTGCCTCGCGCTGCGTCGGTGGTTTTCATGCTGCCACCCGCTTCGCGTAGCGAATCTGCTGCGACTTAACCCATGACCGCGTTTCCGCGCTGGCTGGCGTCGGCTCAACGTCCCGGTAAGCGTTGGGCCATACGCCAAACTTGACGCGGTATTGATTACTCGCCCAACCAGGGGCATAACCGCGCTCTAATCCGATAGCCCTCAGTTCCGCATAGAACAGCGCCTTATCAACCGGAGGCACGGCCTTGTTAAGCCTGCGCTGTGTCTTTCCAATCTCCTCAAGCTCGCCAGCAATATGCTCCACCCCGTTCTGCACTTCCGGCTTGAATCCGCAAGCTGGGCAAGTGCTTACCCCTACAGGCAGGAGAAACGTGCATTGCGGGCATTCCTTCGGCAGACGCTCCTTCCGCTCCTGCGCCTTCGGTGGTTTCCCGTCGCATAGCTTTTCGTGGTGAATGTCGGTCACGAATCCGAGCCGTTGATGGGTGTCGGAATGATCCAGAATCAGGCAGTTGGATTTCCCGTTTGCTGTCCTAAGCCCTCGGCCAATGATCTGCGTGAACAGGATTTCCGATTTAGTAGGACGGGCCAGCACGATGCAGCGAACGTCCCAATCAACCCCGGTCGTCAAGCAACCGACATTGGCGACCACCTGCAATTCTCCCCGGTTGAATTGCTTGGCGATTACCCCGCGCTCCCTGCGATCCGTGTAGGCGTCGATGTACCCGCACGTAATCCCGGCTGATTGGAAGTCTGCCTGTATCGCCTTTGCGTGGGCGCGATCCACCCCGAACACAAGCGTCGGGCGACCATCGGCGCGCTGTTTCCACGTTGAGACCAGATCGGCCACTAGGGCTTTCTGGTTCATGACCTCGGCCAGATCGCCCTCGTGGTAGTCCCCGGCCACGGTGCGAACCTTCGACAAGTCCGGTTTACTTGGGGCGAACACTCGGAACTTCGACAGATACCCTTCCCGGATCAGGTCATCCGTCGTCGCCGCCACGATCAAGTCGTCGTAGTGCTTCCCTAGCCCCTTAGTCCAGGGTGTTGCGCTCAACCCGACAAACGGCACCGCATCCCAACGGGCCATCCATTGCCCCATGAACTCGAACCAACGGTGGGCCTCGTCAACTACCACCAGATTCGCATCCGGGATGCGGCGGCGCTTGATGGTCTGGATTGACGCAACCTGTACCGGCTGTGACGGGTCGGTCATTTCGTGGATTCCCTGCATAACCCCGACTTGGGTAATCCCGTCCGCGTGGAACGCTTCAACGGTCTGGTCTATCAGGGAAATCGACGGGACAACGAATATCACCCGGTTGCCCTTTGCCAAGGCTCCAGAAACTATGTGAGAGGCTAGGACGGTCTTGCCGAACCCCGTGGGGGCTTGCACCATCGGCCTTCGGTTGCCTTTGCCAATGGATCGGCGGAGCAGGTCTAGTGCGGCTTGTTGATGGGGTCGAAGGGGCTTCATGACGCCGCCCCCCACTCGATGTCAGCCCCATCCCTCGCGTGCGTACTAGACACACACACATCACTCACTGGTATAGGTGATTTATGAATCAGAGAATCAGGAATCAGGAATCCGGAATCAGGAATCAGCACGGCTTCACTTGGGCGCGCCTCAGGCTTGTCCGGGGCTAGCCCTAGGCTTGCCTCAGGCTTGTCCGGGGCTGGTATCAGGCTTTGGGCCTCTTTATGGTGTGGATTTTGGTGCTTTTCCCATGCCGGAATGGCTATGTAAGGTTCGTTGTTGACGCAATAACGGACTATGAAACCCGCCGAAGCAAGGGAATCAAGCCCGCTATTTACGTCAACGTCGTCAGCCGGAAACACGGCCATCTTGATACGCTTGGGCCGATCTTCCAGCCGCCCAGCACGGTCTGCCAAAGTCCATAGCCCTATGAATAACAGCCTGGTCTCAAACGGCAATTCAACAAGTTCTTCGTTCTGAAAGAATCCAGGTTTGATGTTTCGCGCCCTAGCCATTGGCAACCTCATCTACGAGGTCGCTAATAGGCAAGTGAACGTTTATATGCTCGTCGTGCGAGGCGTGCCTAGCGGCAGAGATGAGAACAGCGCCCAGCCGTGCCGCAGATACCGGAGACAAGACTAAAACCGGCTCGCCGTCTATGGCCGTGCCGATTACAACGTTATATTCCGAATCCGTATGCCATACCTTCACGGCATAAGATTGCCCTTGAAACTCTGCCCATATATCGGCCATAATTGCCTCGCTGTAGTGAAAGCCCCGTTATGTCTTGCCGGACGCGGGGCTTTTTTTCGTCCCTAGAAACACGAAAACCGCAATTAAGCGGCCTTAACCTTAGCCTTGATTTCGTAATACGTCCAGCCGCCTACAGGGTCGGCTATAACAAATATCTGCCTATCCCGCTTTAGCATCAGCGAAATAGTAGGTTGCGCTATTGAAAGCAGCTTACCGGCGTTGATTTGCCCGCCAGACTGCGCCACGAACTCGGATAATGGTATTGGTTTCATGGCGTCATTCTGCGCCCAATTATCAAACAAGGCAATTTTGCTATTGTATCGTTTTGGAATAACTAAGCGAATCGCATATGCGAAACTATTCTATCTGTGATTGTTGCGCGCAATACTGGATAGCCTATACTGACCCCATACCGCCACTAACGGCGGATCGGGAGGAACAACATGAACCTGTTTTACCGCAACAACGTCCAAGTGAAAGACGCAGGCAGCATGGAGCCGCCAGTCTCCCGTGACGAACTGAAGCAAGAAGCGATACAGGACGAGTTCGATTTCCTGATCCGAGACCCGGACACGATTGAGGCCGCCTTTAACGAAGGCTTCCGGATCGACGCGGTTGCATGCGCCCTGTTCGCGGAGATTGCAGATTCCCGCAAGCCGAGCCTTTACGAAGCTGTAGCAAAGCGTGTCGAACATGCCATGCGCGATGCCGTTTGGCAGATGGCTCGGGAGAACGTGGAGGGCAGGGAATGA